GTGGCGTAAGCAATACAAATGGGATGAAATAGAAAAAGCTCAAATCCAAGCCCTCGTAGAGGGAACGCAAGAGTATATAGAGCAATTGAAAGAAGAGCAAAGAAAAATTTTAGATGAAACGATTAAGCATGTGGTGGCTCAAATCAAGGAGGGCAAACTTAAAGCCCGTTCTCTTTCTGACTTGGTGGCTCTTCTTAAGTATCGCCTCGAGCTAGAAGGCGAATTTAAAGAGGAAACGAACGTTAGTGTGAACGTTAATCTCTCAATTGCTTCCCTTCATAAGGAGCTTATGAAGAGAAGAAAAGCGTTAATCAAGAGCGAGGAGGAGAGGGGATGAAGGCAATAAAGAAAGGCGTTGATTTTGTCGATTTATTAGCTGAGTGGCAGAGAGACCCTATCTTATTTATCGCTGACTTTTTTGGCGAGAAGCCCGACCCTCTCCAAGCTGACGTTTTAAAAGCGATAGCCTCAAATAAGAAGGTAGCCGTCCGCTCGGGCCACGGTGTAGGTAAAACTTGGTTAGCCGCTCGTGCCGCTATTTGGTTTTTCGTTACTCACCCCTACTCGAAAGTTATAACTACCGCTCCTACGTGGCAGCAGGTGAGGAAAATCCTCTGGTCGGAGATTCACTCCGCTTTGAGGAAAGTTCCTCTTCTTCTCCGTGATAATTTTGAAATTCTCGATACTGAAATTTATATGAAAGACGCTACCGGGAGCAGGATTCAGGAGTGGTATGTAACCGGGCGTTCAAGCGACAGGCCGGAGAATATGCAGGGTTTCCACGCTCCTTATTTGTTCTTTATCGTCGATGAGGCCAGCGGAGTAAAGGATGAAATTTATCAGGCGATAGAGGGAAGCCAGACGACAGAGGCCAAAATGCTCCTAATCGGAAACCCAACTAAACCAGAAGGCTATTTCTACGATGCTTTTCACAAGAATAGGGACTTATGGGCTACTTTTCACTTATCATGTCTCGACAGCCCGAGAGTGAGCAAGGAATGGATAGAGGATAGAAAGAGGGAATGGGGAGAGGACAGCGTTTTATATAAAGTCCGTGTGCTCGGTGAGTTCCCCGACGTGATAAGCGACGCTCTTATTCCGCTTCATTGGATAGAGAAAGCTACACAGGTGAAACTTGGCTTTAGGCCCGAAGACCCAGAGGTAGAAATAAGAATCGGCGTTGATGTTGCTCGTATGGGCGATGATGAGACGGTTATAACTGTTATCGGGCAAAAAGGGAACGCTATAAAAGTTTTTGATATTATTCCAGCTCAGGGGAAGGAAACAACTTGGACAGCGAGGAGGGCGAAGCGGCTTTATGAGAAATACCACGCTAAGGTAGTGAATGTTGATGATACAGGAGTAGGAGGGGGAGTAACCGACTTATTAAAAGAGGAAGGCGTAAGAGTTAGCCCGGTTAAGTTCGGAGCGAGCCCGACTAATAATGAAGCGAAAGCCCTTTTCCTTAACTTAAAAGCTCAAATTTACTATGAGCTGAGAGATTATTTCGACCCTAGTAAAGAAGGCATTATCTCGATTCCCGACCATCCAAAACTGATTAGGGATTTATCCGCTTTAAAGCAAGACTATACGAGTAAGGATAAGATTAAAATCATCGACCCACCGAAAAGCCCGGATTACGCCGATAGCTTGGTTTTAGCTGTTACTCGTGTGAGCTTGGCGAGGGGAACGAAACTCCCTCCGAGCGTATTTTTAAAGAGGAGGTTATAAAAATGGAGACTAATGAAATGACTCACTATGTGAAAGAAGTAAGATGTAGGTTAACAGGTTTGTTGTGCAATCCATATTTGTGTAAAAGATGGAAGGAGTTTACGTCTATCACATGTCCTTATAGAGAAGAACGAATACTCTTTCCTATCGAGCCTTCTTTAAAGGATTATCCCTCTTTGAAGGTAGAAATTAAGATTTCCATGAAGGATTAAGGAGGAATGTTTATGTTTAAACAAATAAGCAAAATCCGAGCTGCTTTGTTTAAAAATAAACAAAGAACTAATCCCCTGCTTTTACGTAAGAGTTTAACATCTCAGACGAGCATAATCGATAATTCAGCAGTTAAGAAGCCTCTAAGCGAGGAAATAATGCTCCTCTGTGAAAATGCTTATTTAAAAGAGCCTCTCACAAGGAAAGGCATACTTAAAAGAAGTCATGATGCTTTCGAACGCTGGTTGAGAATAGAAAGCGAGGATGAAAGGATAGGAGAGATTTTTACTGAGCTTGAAAAGAGGACTGACTTAAAGAACAGGCTCATTGACTTGCTTAAGAACGCAATGATATACGGCGTCGGCTACTTAGAAATTATTTATGAGAACGATACTGAGCCTCCAGATCAAGAACCACCTGAAACGCCTATTATTGGCCTCGAACTAATCGACCCTAAGACCTTATGGCCTATTTATCAGGACGACCCGAATAAAGAGCGTTATGGTGAATTACTTTATTATGAGCAGAGAATAAATAAGCCAGCGGTTAAACCAATAAAACTTCACCCAGCGAGAATTATTGAATTTAAATATGATACGTTAGCTGATGGAAGGAGGCCGGTCGGCGTTATAGAGCCGATGCTACATGTGATTAACGCAAAAGTTCTGCTCGACAAAGCAAGCGGGCAGATACCAAAGAAGGTAATTTCTCAAATCATCATGGCCAAAATAGAGGGAGCAACGCAGGAAGAGCTTGACGCTTGGGCCGAGGCCCTAAAGGCAATGGCTGACGCCGGTCGCTTCGTTGGAACGGAAAGCGTTGATATTCAGGTGGAAAATACAGGTAAAGCCCTCGATATAAAACCTTATTCTGAGCATCTTATCTATCAAATAGCAGGTGGAGTTGGCGTCCCATACACAGTTTTGCTGGGAGCAGGAGCAGGAACGCTAAGCACAAGCGAGACCAACTTAAGAGACTACTATTCCGATTTAAGAGACCTCCAAGTGAGGTTTACACCTATCATTAAACGCCTGCTCGACTGGGAATTAGCCGTCGAGGGAGTGAAAGCCGGCTATGAAATTGTCTGGAATGAAATTTACGCTGATGAAAAGAGCGAAGCGGAGATTTTAGCCACGAGGGCGAGGGCGATAGACCTTCTTATGGCAAATGGAGTAATAAGCACGAATGAAGCGAGAGAGATTTTAGGTTTTGAGCCTTTACCCGAGCTGGAAGAAGAATCGGCCACTTTCGGGCCGGGCGTAAGAGGAGGCCGATACGCACATGGCTAACGAAAGCGAACTCGATTATATCTTTAAGCAGATGGAGTTAGCATTAGAGGAAGCGGTTAATAAGGCCTATTCGCTTAGCAAAGAGCAGATTAGAAAGGCCTATGAGAAAGGCAATAAGGCAGGGAATACAGATTTAAAATCAGTCGGCGTTAGCTTTGAAATCCCGCCCGATCCGAGTTCGCTTGAATTCCTTGAGGGCTACCAGCTCGATTTAATCAAAGGAGTAAGCGAGGACATGAAAAAGGAGATAAAGCGGGTGATTAGGGACGGCCTTGTGAACGGAAAAGGAACAAGGCAGATAGCCAAGGATTTAAAACATATCTTTGATGCCCGTAAATGGCGTTTAAATGCGATAGCGAGGACAGAGACAATGAGGGCGAGCAACTACGGGAGATATGAGGCATGGAAGAAGAGCCGAGTGGTGATAGGTAAGGAGTGGGTTACCGCCTTCGATGATAGAACCTGTCCAGAGTGTGCCGCTTCCGATGGGGATCAAGCCCCGTTAGAAAAACCTTTCCGCAACGGAGTATTAATGCCTCCACTCCACCCTAATTGTAGGTGCACAGCTGTCCCAATTATAGACCGAAATTTAGCTGGGTTAAAGAAAGGCCGTTACGATGATGAAAAGAAATATATCAAACCGAAAAGGAGAGAAATTAGAGTAAAGTCCATCGAAGCGGCTTACGCTAAGCTTTTGCTTTCCACGTTTAGAGATGCGTTTAAGGAAATTATCGCCATCTGGGAGCGATACGGGAGGCTTTTATCATGACTGGCACAGGTATCTTTCTAATCAACTTCGATAAAATAACGAAGAAGGTAAAGATGGAGAAAGAGCTAAATAAAGCAGTTGAAAGAA